GTATGTTTGAGCAAGCTCAGCCATTTTAGTGACTACTTCTTGAAATTCTTTTTGAATTTTGTTAATTGATTTCTCAAATAACATCATTTGCGTTTCATTTACGTATTTATCGAATGAATTCATATTGTAATGTATATTTTATATTGTTATATATTAGTATTTATTTATAAATTGTTCAAAAGTCATGATGCTTTCAGATACTTGAGACCCTGGAACTACTCCCATCGAATCTTCAAGTTTTGATTTTAAAGTTCCATACAAATTATGGATTGCTTTAGGTGTCATTGATTTGAATAATTTTTCATCTCCGTCTAGCATTGCATTTCTAACTTTAGTTGCTGATATATTATCGTCAGTTCTTTTAATTTCAAAAAGACCAAAATCAGCTCTACAGTTTAATTCATCTCTATACTTGTCGTTGTTTACTTGATATCCATATCCTGTCATTCTGTCAGTTCCGGTTCCCCAAAGAACTGGCTCATATCTAGGTCTTACTGCGTTAAATATAGTATCGATTCCTCCGGTTGGAATAACAATAATTTCTTTTAAGAATTTATATTGTTTTCTAACGTTGTTAAACATTTGAATTTGTGTTTGCTCGTCATATGGTTTCTTAAACTCATCTCCTTTTTTAGGCTTAGCATTTTTAGCTTTTACTAAAAATACAACTACTGGATATCCGTTCTCTTTGTGAAGAGCTTCAAGGACTTTAGCATGGCCTAAAGTAAATGGCTGAAACCTACCAACAAACATATTTACTAATTCATTACCCTGTTCAGTGTGTTTCATTTTTAAACCTTCATTTAGGTTTACTGATGATTTAATTCTATTATGTAACATGAAGTTTTGATAATCGAATATTGCATTTTCGTCAGTGTTTTCAATAAAGATTAAATTTTCTATTTTTTCTACTAATTCGTTCATTTTATCTAACATCTCTTTACTAATTATGTCAGTAGTTTTTGTTCTCTTTTTTCTAAAAGTCCCAAGAGACATCTTAAACAACTCAGATAATACATCGTTTTCAACCAGCTTCAATGTAGTTTCATTTTGAATATATTTAGTATTTAATTTAAATGATTGAGCAGAAGAAAACTCTGCACTTTCAAAATTAACACCAACAAATTTAGATGAATTTTTATTTACATATCCGTTAAATATTACGGACATTGTTTCAATATATCTTTTATCTGAATTCTCTTCAGTTAACTGAATTTCTTTAAAATCAAATTGTGTCATATATTCTAAAAGATCTGCAATTGCAATCTGATACATATGACTAGAATCTCTTGATTCATTAACTGATTGTTTATTAAAATCTTCTAATTTATAAGATTTCATTGATTTACCTTCAATAAAGTTTACTATTAATCCGTCAATTTCTTTTTCTAATCCCTCATGTAATGTTGAAGAAATAGATGTTGGATTAAACAGTTTAAAAATCTCTTTAGTAAAAGATATTTTTTCTGTCGTTTCTTCTAGATAATCATATGTGTCTCCAAAGTCTCTTTCTCCCATTTCTAAGATTTGAGTAAGTTTTTCCTTTTGAACACTATTTAAATAACCATCGAAAATAACACTAGGACCTTGAACTTCAAGTACCTTTGCCCATTTATTTAAAATAGATGGATCATTTATAGTTTTTCTAGTTTTTCCATTATTAGTATTAATCTCTTGAATATGAGTTAATATTAAATAGTTTTTAGGAGTTTTATCATATTGTAGAGAAGACGCATTTGTTTCTGGAAGATATTCAAATCCAAATTTAAAATCTTTAGGCAGTTCTTCTTTTTGAGAAGAAGAAATACTTTGCATGTGGTTTATTGCTACCTCATATAACGATATCATAGTTCTATCTACAATATCTAAAGATTCTGATTTACTAGTTTTAAAAAACTCAAATCCATCTGAGGTTCTTTGCATGTGAAAAGAAGGTGCTGATATTTTTTCAGTAACCAAAACTCTTTCTTTTAACATATCAATAAAGTTTTCTCTATTAGTTTCAGTAAAATGTTCTCTTAATTTTTTAAGTGCCATATTATCTTCCGTATTTTATGATTCCCATTAATTGATTAATCGCGGCAAAAGTTCCAGTAAGTTTAAATACCTTTCCTTTATATGTAAATACAATACCTTCAGTTGGTATAATAGATTCAATTCCTCCGATTCTATTTAATCTTTCTAGTTCAGCTTCAACCTTTTTAATTTGGTCTACACTTCCACCTTTCTTGATTGCTTCAGCTTCAGTTCTAATTTGATTATGCAACCTTTGCATTTCTTTGTCTGGGTTCGCAGCAACAAAGTTACTTGCGTTTTTAAGAATAACACTTCCCAATTCTAAGAATAAATCTTCAAATGGTCTAATGTTTTCTTTTTGTTTCTTTTGAATATCCTCTTTATCAAATTTCTTAATAAGAGCTGATTTATCTTTTCCTAATGTTTTATCTAAAGATCTTAAATTAAGTGTCTTTTTGTCAGCATACGCCCATCTTAATAATAAACCTTCTTTATAATCTTGTTCTAGATCAGGGAAATTAGTTTCGATTGTTTCTCTCCACCACATTTCGTGATATCTTGAAACTTCATCAGCATCAGTTAACTTATATTTATTTTTAAGGTCTTCTACTTTTTTGATAAATTTATTCTTATTCTTTTCAAAATCTAAATCCTTACCTAATTTAATAATCTGCGGAGGAATAACTGTAAATGTTTTTCCAACATTCACTTGTAGTTTTTTAAGAATATCAGATATTTCTTTTGCTGGTTTAGTATCTTCGTCGATAATATTACCTTCTCCATCAGTGTGCTTAATACCATGGAATTGAATAATATCTCTATCATAATAAACAACATTAGGATTCTTTGAATATATTAGCTCCATATTCATAAAAGATTTACCATTGTTGAAGTATTTTTCTTGATCTTCTTTAGATAATTTATTTAAAGAATTTGCTAGATCTTCTGCAGCAAATTGAAACGTGTCTTGCACTAATTTACTTGGATGTCCTTCGAACTTATTTTTAAATGATGCAAGATCCATTGGATTCTTCATACCACCTTTATTTCTTGCGAATTTAACTTCACCATCTTGAACTGTTGCAAACACATTTTGTCCATCTGTTTTTTCAGTAGCCTCTTCTTCAAAGTTTAATTCACCTTGAAGACCAGCTTCAATAAGTTTCTTAAAATCTCCAAATGTAAGCGACTTGTCATCGAATGGGTGTTTCATGTGACCTGCTGCACCACCTTCTAAAATCAATGATTCATTAGAGTCAATTGAATATCTTTCAGTAATGAATTCTGAGTAATTTAGTATACGTTTCTTCATAATATATTATATATTGTAAATATAAACAAAAAACCTGATATAAAAAAATACCAGGTTAATTATTTACTATTTTATCCTAATGAACTTGTTAACATTCCAACAGCAGCTCCGTAATCTCCATCAGATTTTGATAAGATTCCGTCTACAATTTCCTGTCCTTTTTCTTCGTCAAAATCATCTTTAAATGCTTTCTTTAATACTGTGAATGCATATTCTTGAAATTCTTCGTCAGATTTAATTTCAGCTTCATTAACTACTGATTCATTATATAAATGAACATAGTTGCTTCCTTTTTCAGAATAAACTGATTTGATTTCAAATTCTTTTTGTGCTTTAGTATAGTATGCTTTAAAGAATAAGTTATCATCTAATTCTCCAAAGAAATGATCTGATTTACCGATAAAGAATTCAGCGTTTGGATAAAGCTCTAAAACTTCTTCTTTTGTTTTAGACTTTAAAACATCTCTGTTAAAGTCTTTTACAAATTTAGCTTCAGTAACTACTGATTCGCTTAATGAGTTTCTTAAACCACAATATTCGCACTCTACAGTTCCATCATTATCGATTTCTTTATATGCATGTCCTTTTTTATTTGAACATTTTATAGATTCAGTAACGATTGATTCCTTTACGAAATTCTTAAGATCATCTGGATCTATTGAGTATTCCACTTCATCATCATTACTCCAAAGAATAACTTCGTCTTTGCCAATTTCATAAATTTCGAATGATGAATTCTTTAAGATTTCAGATCCATCAACGTCATTAGTTTTATCATAAACATCTCCATCAAAATCATCGCTATCTTTTTTAGCTTTAATATATTGTCCTTTTTTAAATTTAGCTTCAGTAACGATTGATTCAGCGATACCTAATTCCTTTAAGTTGTTAACATATTCTCCAGCCTCTTCTTCGTTATCATCATTAGAATGAGCTAATAAACCTGCAGCAATTAATCTTTTATAGATTTCAGCTTTAACTAATTCAAAATTAATAGTGTCACTTGTATTTTCCCAAGTATCTTCTACAAATTCAGGATCTATCCAGCCATATCCTCTTTTGATGTTTTTAATCATATCTTTAACATCCATTTCAAATCTCTTTACAGCACCTTCAGTAACAGTTGCTTCTTGAACCCATGAAGATCCAGTATCTCTAAATACTATTTTATCTCCACTGTCAAATAAAACCTCGCATGTGTCATCACTATGTACTACTGAAACAACAACGCCATATGAAGGATAATCTTTTCCAATTTCCCAAGAGGCTGCTTCTAAAACCTTAGCTTCATTTATCTTAGCGTTAACATCTACTCTAAGTTCTTCTCCTTCAAATTGAGAGTTAAACTTATTTATAGCAGCTTGACCCATTGCTTCTTGTTTGATTTGCTCTAAGTAAAGTGCAGTACCTTCAACAATTCCTTGCCCTCCCCATCCAGCAGCGTTTGCTATGTCTGAGTAATATTTGTCTAATATCGTTTTAATAGTTTTAGCTCCGATCTTAATAAAGTGTCCACCTAATCCTGGCATTTTGATTTCTAAAGGTTGAATGTTTCCTTTAATCATTTTTCCAGTTGGTTCTGACTCTCTATGGAAGTTTGCATCATGCATTGCTTCAACCATAAGATATTTAATACAACCTAATATAGATTCATTAGGCATTGCTCCTAAATCTACTAATACTTTGTTAAATATTTTATTGTATACTGTAACTACTTTCTTAGCGTCTCTTTTACCTTCTACTTTAATAGATTCAGTAATAGATTCAGTTACTTTATAAGTTTTACCTTCAAACTCAAATTCTTTATCTCCAGCTTCTTTAGCCTTTCTAACAGCATCTCCGAAAGCGTTACCTTCTTCTAATCCCTGTTCTTGATTTTGTTTTTGAGCGTATCCTTCAGCTTCTTCTTTAGTTTCGAAACATTTTACTTGAACATCTCCTTCCCAAACTGACCATGGAGTTCCTTCTTCTTCACAAGGTTTAACTTCATATTTGTCATTTGGATTATCTGAATGATCTTCAGTTACTTTATAAGTTTTACCTTCAAATTCAAATTCTTTATCTCCAGCTTCTTTAGCCTTTCTAACAGCATCTCCGAAAGCGTTACCTTCAGATACATTTGATTTTGTAGTTACTTTGTAACTTTTACCGTTAAATTCAAATTCTTCTCTATCTTCTTCGATAGCCTTTGCTCTTGCACCTAAAAATGCGTTTCTTTCATTTAATTCTTTTCCTAATATCTTAGAAATTAAATTGTTTTGAGTTTCTTCATCTAATTCATCATAAGATGTTATTCCCATCTCGTCTAAAATTGACTCAAATTTTTGAGCTAATTCCCTTCTTTTAGTTTGATTCTCTTCTCTAAGTTTAGTTGTGCTAGCAGCACTTTTAACTTCAGTAAAAGATTTAAATGAGTTTATTCTGTTCATTTCAGCCATTTTATTTATATTTTTTTATTATGTTAATATATCTATATATCACCGTCAAATTCCACTTTCTTCACAGTGAAGTCGAATTTTTCCTGTTTATATATTCCTTGTCTTACTTTTCCGTGTTTAAATAGATAATTGTCCCATTCTTCGGTTCTAATATCATCAACGAAATCAATAATTAATACTTTACTTTTAGAAGCATGTTGTCTTAAGCCACGACCGATTGATTGTCTAATTATCACTTCTGATTTAAACGATTCCGTAAAGAATATGTTGTGAATTTTCTTGATCGAAATACCTGTTGAGAAGGTACCATAAGACGCAACGATAACGATCTCGTCTCCACTTTCCATTTTCTTTTTATATTCTTCTCTAATATCTGTGTCAGTTCCACCATCAACATAGAATACACGTTTATTACTATCTTGGCGTAATTTTTCGTATAGTTTCTTACCGTGTTCAATCCTGTGGAAAAGAACCAAACTATTCCTAGGTACTCTGGAAATAACGTTTGAGATAAAATTAAGACGTGGTTCATTGTTAATAACAAAATTTTGCTCAAGTGAGAATACATCTTTGCTATCATATCTGTTTTGTGCAAGTTCTTGAAATGCTTGCCTTTGTTTCTGTGTTGCATAATTCATTTGAATAATTTTAACAGCGCATTTTGCAATATGTCCTTTTTCTTGTAAAAAAGCTGCCTTCACTTCACTAATTACAGGTCCGGTTTGGCTCATTAATGTTAACTTATCAAGGGTACCATCTTTTGGTATAGTTCCTGAAAGACCAAATCTATATTGAGCGTTTGTACATTTCTGTAGAATTGTTTTAATACTAGCGCCTTTTGCTTTGTGTGTTTCATCTACAATAACCGCGTCGAATTCAGCAAAATAATCGGCTGATTTTTTAATTAATGATTGATATGTTCCAATTACTATATTTTTATTAGATTTAATTTTTTGACCAGCAAATATTTGTTGAATTCTAAGAGGAACTCGATTCATATGATTATAGTCGTGAAAGTCTTCATGCGCTTGGACAACAAGAGAAACATTAGGTACTATAAATAGTATTTTCTGTGCTTTTTGTTTTTCAAGCATATACGCTACCGTTAAAAAACTAATTAATGTTTTACCAGCAGAAGTAGCAAGTTCCGCTAAGCATTTTCTAAATTTAAGAATATTGAATGCTGTTTCTATTTGATAATCTCTTGGTGTCATTTTAGATCCTTTAAAAAGATCTAATGACCATTCTTCAAAAGATTCTGCATTTATATTTGGATCAATAAGTCTTTTAATACCATTGATTTTTAATTCGTACTTATATTCTTTGCAAACATTCATGACGTATCGCCATAAACCAGCAGGAATCCATTTATCATCTTTGATATATGTTACATAGCCATCCCATACCCCTCGTTTGACTAATGGATTAAACCTCCAGGAGTCAATACGTTTAGTTAGTGATATTCTTACCTGCTCTAACTCTAATTCAGTACATTCGTCAATCCTTAAGAATTGATTATCTTCCGTTAATGTTAGTATCAATTATCATTGAACTATTTTTATAACCTTGACATATCGAGGCGATTCTTTATTGCAAAGCCCATATTATCAAGTGTTTTTACTGATCCCTCAATAAAACTTTTTTGAGTTTGTAATAACTCAAGGATATGTGTATCGTCAGCAATATCTGCTTCAACGAATTTCTCTCTTTGTCGATCTGTTAATTTATAGTCAAAACTATAATATTCCATCCACTTTTCTTTATACTTTTTATCTATTGTTGACTTTTGAGATCTTATTTTATTTCCCATAGTTGCCAACATTTCTACTAAAACCTGTCTATAGCTTAAAGTATACGCGCTTACTTCTTCTAGATTAGTACCTATTTTAAGATCTTCAGTTAATCCCTTAATTTTTAAAGTCCAATCTTCTCTTTGCTTGCTTAAATATTCATCAAGCTGTATAATTCTGTCTTTTATTTCTGCCATGTAGATTGAGTTTAAAAAAGTGAGTTAGTATTTTTGTTGTCTTTAATATATACGCTACTTTTAAATTTATTTTTGAATTTAGGCGAACTAAACTCAATACTTTTTTCGTTATATTCTAGGCTAGACATACCGAAATCAATTAAAAGTTTTAAGTTTCTTTTTCTTTCGCTCTCGTTTTCAAATTCTTCGAATCCTTCTTCGATCATTTCTAAAAATTCTTTTTTTATCATAAGTGATATGCGTCAAGCTTCGAGTCGCTAAAGTACTCATTAATATTACTAAGACATTTATTCTTAGTTAACCATGCTGCAATGACTAAGTCATTCAGATCACCTATTTGTTTAGGATATTTATCTCTTTCATTTTTGTCAACACCCGATAGATACTTATCCCAATCAATATCGATCTTTGTTTCTTTAAAGAATTTCTGCCAAATAAATATTTTCTTGCCTCTTTTTAGTTTTTGCATCATCTTCATTTTACCAGTAGTATCATTATCAAACATATACCTAATGGTTGGAATTTCATCAAACTCTTCGGTAGATCTAGTAGCTGTTGCTAATCCAATTGAATTGTTAATAAACATAGCATCAATAGGTCCTTCAAACATCGTTACATCTCTTTGAAAATCTACCATCATAATACCGAAAAGAGTTGATATCTTTTTGATACTTACTAGTGCATTTTCGTCAACTTCTAGGACCTTTCCCTGTTCTTGATATATCTTATCAAGATCATATGTTAAGTATCTAGAGTTGCTCCTCTTGCTAAGAGAACGTGTTTGAAACCCAATTACTTTATTTTCTGGAGCTCTATTAAGAACAACAAGTCTCCTATCTTTTGGAGAATACATAAAGTTTTCTAGTTTATTTGAAAGCAGTCTATTTCTTAAATAAAAGAATGCAGAGTCTCCAACTTCAATGTCTTTAAATCCAAAGCTCTTTTTTAATTCAGATCTTGTAGGCGCTAAATCAAATGCAGTTTTAAATACATCATGTTGTAGTACTTCAATGTCATTTACTGATAATTTATGATCTTGTATATAGTCAATTATCTGAATAGAATCATCAGTACTTCTTAATTTGATGTGAGAATCTTTGAGTAGTTGGTATGCATTAGAGTGAACACTGCAATTAAAACAGTGGTATTGTAATGTATCCCAATATAAGTTTCCACGCTTCTTGTTATGATCAGTATGACTATCACCACAATAAGGGCATGCCAGGGTTATTCGCCCTGGCATTTCCTTTATCATTTGTTTGTTAGGCTCAGTATGTTGCTTAACAACTACTTGCTTAACTAAGCTTCTGATTTTAGATTTTAATTCTTCTGTTATCTTAGATGTCGAGGTCATTCAAGAAAGAATCAAGATCATCACTACTATCTACATTTGAAGTTGTTGTACTTCCAGTTTCTGCAACTGCTTCTGCTACCGGAGTAGGAGTTTTAACGGGTGCTTTCTTTACTGCTGGTTTAGATACAACTGTGTTAATTGAATCTCCTGGGTTTAAATAGTTTCTTAAGATACCATTAACAAAATCTCTAGTTTCTGAATCCCATGGTTTGTACTCGAACGGTGAAAGGCTAGGTGCATTATCTAATTCTGTTTTGATAGATGCCATTCCTTCTTTAGTTCTTTCAGCTGGAGTTCCAGATATATCGATTGCGCTAGTTGAAGATGAGAATTTCGCAGTATCATAGTTATTGTATTCTCCTTGACGAGTAATTACTAATTCAAAGTTCTTACCTGCAAAAAGATCAAATACTTGAGTTGGCTCACCAAAGTTTGGCTTCAATTCTGCATCGATTTTCTCTTTAATTTTATATCCAAATTTGAAGATTTTGTATTGTCCTTCAAAGTCTGGATTCTGTGGATCTTTAATAACTTTAACTAGTGCAAAGTACTGCTCACGTCTTTTAAGCTTATCGCTCATTTTACGGTCTACTGCTGAATCACTTTTACGTAGTTTAAAGAATACGTCTGCGATAGGACAACTTTCGCCAACAGTTGATGGTGAATCCACCATTTTACCGTCTCCGCTTGAGTTTGTCAACCAATGCACGTACTTTTTTACTAAAGAGTTTCTTGGGTTTGCTGGATTTGGTACAAAACGAATTAATGCTTTGTAAGTTCCATCTTTGCCTTGATCGGCTGATGGTTTGTACATATCACCACCAGTTGATGCTTGTACTTCGTGTGTTTCGACGTCGTTTACGCCTAAGTTAAAAATGTCAAATTCTGCCATGTCTTTAATTTTCGTTAATTTTCGTTAATTTTCTTTAAATTGTTTAATATTACTGTTAAGTCGTTAAGGGCCCTTTAAAAAACTTACATATGTTATATAGAGAATAAAACAATAGTTTCACTTTCTATGTAATTATATATCATTTTTATTTGGTAAGTGAAGTCTTGGAGTACTCTCTTTTTTGTTATATGAAATTAATTTGAAATCTTTTCAGTTCTTTTGAAACAAAAAGGCTCCCTTATAATATAACTAAAGTATTTAAGCCTCTGGGTAAAATAGAATCCTTGCTAAGTGGTTTAAGAAGTATGCATCTACAAGGTCATCCATTGGTTTAGGAACTTTTTTAACCTCTCCTATTTCTCCTTTACAGTATTTAAGAAGCGAAGATTTTTCAAGCTCTTTATCGTTTAAAACGTTATCTAAGAATTTTAACCAAAGTTCATCTTTCTTGAGTCTTCCATTTCCAGCATGTTTCTTGATTGTAGAAGGTGCGATTGTCATCATATCTAAGACTTCAAGCCTCGACATCATTTCCATCTTTAATATAGCGGCTCCTGCTGCCATGTCAATAATATTATTAGTACCAGCAGAAGAACCATAAGAAGAGCCTTCAAAGGCGACAACGTATTGTTTCTTGGTCTCTGTAACCGATAAAATAAAATTAATAATGTCGTCAGCGGTTTTCATGTGTCGCTGAATCTTGATCATTTCGCTTTTAGAATAATCTTCATTATTAGTCCAGTCAGGTTGATAAGATATTTGAGTATCTTTAAGAAGATTAAGCTCTTCTTGCAGCTTTTGTTCTTTTTTAGTTCCAGTCTTTGGTTTTAAATAACCAATAAAATAGTATTTGTTATCTGAAAAGATACAGATTCCTGGAGAATTTAAAGAAAAGTCAATTGTAATAAAATTCATTTAGAAAGATTTACCGATAGCAGCACCTAAAGCGGCTCCTACTAATCGTGAAGTTAACATGTCATAGAACATTCCCTTTTGGATGCCTAATACTTTAGCAATAGTTTTACCAATAGTTTTACCAAGTGCAAATCCAGTAAGTCCACCAAAAATAGATCCTAATAAACCTTCGTTAGTCATTTCAAAATCAAATCTCTCTATATCATAAGATCCATCTTCGTTTTGATAATCTTTAACAAAAGATTCTAATGCAAGATCAACTTTCGTTTCTAACTCTTCAGTCCATTCAGACTGTAGTGACTCTTGAAGGACTTGAAGTTCTACTTCAGTTACGTCTTGTTCGTTAATTAATTCTAAGAATGTTTTCATAATGTATATATCTTTAATCTATTTCAAGTATTAAATTGAACTTGTTATAATAGAAGTTTAAACTAAATGTATTAAATTCAGCAATGTTCGAACTCATATTTAATTCTAGATCAGTTATTGAGTTTAAAATAGGCTTTTCAAAAACAGCGCTCATTACATGAATTCCTTCAGCATCTAATATTTGTAATTTTAAATCATTAATAAAAGGTGCCTTTGTTGTTCTTGCATAATAATATAATAGAGTGTCTTGCATTATCCAATAGTTAATATAACCATCTAGTAATTGCATTTCAACCGTAAATTGTCTTTCAATAGTATTCTGAATCGGTATTGCTCCTCTATGATATGTTGTAGTACCGTCATTCGGTGCTTGAGATATTGGATCAAATGCAATTCCTGGTAATTGTATACCTTGAATAGCATAATTTATAAAGTCAATTGGTTCAGTGACAAGATTTCCTGGCATCCTATTTAAATATTTGCGATACTTATCCGCAACTTCTTTAGGAATAAAGGTTCTTGGGAACCTAAAATTAAATAAATTATTTCTACTATTAATTATCATTATATGATGTTGATTTTACCGTAACATACTAATGTTTCAGAATCTCCATTCTTTATATTAATATAGAACTTGTCTTCGAATTTGTTTGTATCGCTCTGATCAAATCTAGTAGCAACACTCTTTGGTATCTTAAAGAAAACTTCTCCATTTGCCATATCTACATCTGGAAATCCAGGATTATGAGATATTTGCTGTTCAATCTTACCGCTCTTGATAATAAGAATCATGTTTTCTGCTCCGACTAGATTAATTGCTTTTAAAGAATCTCCATCAGGCTGCGCTATACTAAACTTAACGTTGTTATCTGATACTTTCGAAAGGGTTACTTCGAGCTCTCCATTTTGAACGTATTTTAATTCCTCTTTAGAATTTGCTTCAGTTTCATTTAGAGTTACAGTTGTTGCTCCGGTAACTACACCATAAACATTTACAGGAACTGGAACATATTTAGTTTCACCAACACTAGGTCTAATAGAATTAACAAATTGATTTAACTCTCTATTAACACTAGTATTTTGTAGTGTATTATATACAACAGTAGGGTTTAAATTACTATTGATATTTAATTTAGTCATTGATTTACCGTATTTCTTTGGTTGGTTATATACCAATGAAGCCGTCTTAATTATCTGTGTATTATCAGTTTCATTATAAATTCTCATATTATGTCTAATCAAGAAATTACTTGAAATACCTGAGTTAAGAATAACTGGTCTAAATAAAAGAGCTTGATCAAATTGGCTCGTTTGTACAAAAGTAGTTAAATAAGTTCTAACATAACTAAGACCTAATTGTTCGCTTACTTCGATATCATGAAATACTAATATATCATCGCTTGAAGTTTGAATTCTAGTTTCAACATAATTTTCAAAAGCAGATTGTGATCCATCTTTAGTACCATATATTTTAAAATAATCTCCATCTTCAGCTTCTTCAATGTTTGCTACGATATCTACAAATTCGTCTTCTCTAGAAATAGCTAAGTTATTATTGTCTACTACATTAATATACTTATTCCCATTTTCTTCAACGACACTGCTAATTAAACCAAAGTCAATTTCATAATTTGAACTTGGACTAATAGAATCGATATCTCCTTGAATTCCAAAGAAACTATTTGTAAAATCATCATTTAATCCATTATCGAAAGAATGTACCAATGAAGGCACTTTAATTTCAATATATTTAGAATATGAATCTTCTCCTAAAACAAACGGCTGTGGATTTTGAAACTCAAAACTTGAAGAGTTTAAATAAACTGTAGAATTAAAATAATTATATTCTCCAGAATTTCTTTTAACCTTTGTTTGAAATACAAACCCATCATATCCTCTAGCGCTGAAAGAATATCCAGTTCTTAAGTGTAATCTAATAGTGTCATACCATACGGCTCCGACTGTTGCTGTTGGAACTACTGTTAATCCAGTTGAACTGGTTCCTTGCCACTCTGCTGAATCTAAATAATTAAATCCATTTTCTAAAAGAGCCATTCTTGACTCCATTTCAGTAGTAACTGCATAATATCTTCCACTTTCTCCTGGCGCTGTTTTAACATCATTTCCAGTTTGTTGAAATGGAACTGAATATAAAGAGTTAGCTTTATCTCCAATTTGAATTTCTCCACCGTTCATTTGAGTACCTGCTAGATCAGTGTATTCATAACTATTTACTCCATTTGTTGTTGGTGTATATGTATAAATTGTTCCAGCTGTATTTAAAGAACCTGCTCCTCCTGGAATAATAAAACCAGCAGGATTATCTATTGTAGCATCCGTTAAATCAAACTTATATGTTTTACCATTCTTAAGAATTAATTGACGAGCTGCAAAATTATTTATGTAAACGTAGCTTGCTGCTATTTCAACAGTAAACTCTACAACATCAGCTCCAAGTTCATGTATTAAAAACCTTGAAGCACTATTATCACCAGCATCAGTATTTAAATATTTTAACTGACTCCCATTATTATCATTTTCTATTTTAACGTCATCTAAATTAGATGCGTTCTGATCGTGATAGATAAATTCTAATAGAATATCTTCGTCGATTTTTGCGAACTTTGATGATTGTGCCATTTCTTACTTTATTTTAAAATCTTAACCATTTCGGAGAATAGAATAATCCAACTCCAATTGAAGGTCCTGTACTAATAACTTGATTGTTGTTTAGGTTAATTCCATATCCAACTCCAAATCCTATAGACCATCCAGCTTTTTTAACTTGCTTCTGATTTAAACGATCATTAACAAGATTTATATTTTCAATATTTGTAAAATTAACTCCATTATATGGCGTTGTTATTCTTAGTAAACTTCTACCATCTTCTTCGATGATTGCTGTTTGTAAACTAATTCCTTGATTAAAATCAAATCTTGAACTAAATATTGAGTATGTTGTATCTATCTTCCTTATCTTTAACTCTCCATTAAAGGCTCTCCAGTTATATTTATCCCATTCTTTTTTGTCATCAAATTTAACTGTTATTCCTGAACTATCTTGAGCAATCCCTACTGAAGCGTTAATTATTGAATCTTTAATATTTAAACTTGTTGAAATTAAAGAATTAATATTTTTTAAATCCTTGTTTTTGTTAAGGACGTTTCTATATTTGTTTTGCAAACTCTTGTATTCTGAAGTTGCTGTGGTTACGTTAAATTCATAAGAACTTATTTCAGAAACTAATCTGTCATTTTCATTCTTATATGTATCTACAGAATCTTGAGATGCTAATAAATTATTATAGTTTCTATCAGCAACCTTTACTGTGTTTTCTAATTCAACCTTCAGATCAGCTATGCTATTACATTGTTTTAAAAACATTAAAACAAAAAGTGCACCTGCTATAAATATGATAGCATTTTTCGAAAGGTTTATATTTTTAATTGGATTCATCATAGTTTATAATTAAAAGAATACATTCCACCCGTTTGATGCTGATGGAGTATCCCATGGATTTGTTGTTATAGCTGGATTATCAGTCCACATTAGTTTCGCAAACCATGTAGAATCGGTTGAAGTGATATTAACGTCCATGTTACTAGTCACAGTACCTCCATTCGCAATTGAAGTAAGGCTAGATCTATCATTTTGTGTTGAGTTCTCCGGCCCATTGACTGTTGTGTAAGTGCTATTATTCCATCTTGCCTGTAATGTAGTTGATACAGGGAAAGGCGCGCTATTTGTAAAGTTCTGTAACCATGTTGCAACATATATTGTCGAACCAGTGTTATTAGTCACAGTAAATGATTGAGAATGATTCCCAGAAGTGCTATAAGTCATTCCAGTCATTTGACCTCCAGATGGGCTAACCTGTGGTAACATATCGTAAACACTAGCACTGAATGCAATTGTAGTATCTACTGTTATACCACTTGGAACTGCGGACGTATTAGCAAAATCAATA